CAACCATATCCTGTGCTGCTAGCACAACCTGTGCTTGTTGCACTTCACTTTCCATAACTTTTGAACCCATCTTTTTCTTTGCTTCTTTTTTCATAGTGGCAACAGCAGAAACTGTCTTTTGTTCGTCGGGTGTTAAAGTTTGGCCTTTAGAAGCCTTGTCCAGTGTACGCTTTACTCCAGGGTCGTTTACGTCAATTGCTACAACATTGTTGTTCATTCCGTATTCGTCCAGTCTGGCTGTAAGTGCTTGTTCCATAAACATCAACTTAAGATAAGTTGGGTTTTGTTCGCTACTGTGTAGCTTACTGCTGTTACGATGCTCTGAAATTACACCTTTAACTTTTGCAAGCATTTTTTCTGCATTGCTTTGGTCTAGGTTTGCAAAATCATAATTTTTTTCAAAATAACTTTCAAATACTTTTTGAGTTTTTTCTACTGCGCGAGTTGATTCCAAGTCGTGAAGTTTCATTATTAAATCCTTTCTGCTGAATGTATTTAGCCGAATCCAAACATTTGTTTAATTGTTTTCTTAGGTGTTTAGCTCGTTGAATAGAAAGTAACAGTTTATCTTCTATTACATATTTTCTTTCACTGGGTATTGGTTGATTTATTGCATGTTTGTAAAATTCAATTTCATTTTTTCTCCAAGATAATTCTTTTTGAAATAAATCTATATCATTTTGTAGTGTCTTTATATTATTTTTGTTTGCAATACACCATGCTAAAGCACATTTGTACGAAGTTGCACTGCTAACGTACACTTTGTTTTTGTATATTTTAAATTCTTGATCTGTTTCGTGTATGCTATAACATCCAAACGCTTGTAAACTTTGTTTTGATTGAAAAATTAAATCGCTACTATTTCTAAGAACCCCATCAACAAGAGATTCAAATAGTGCTGTGGCTTTTTTTGAATTTAAAGAACGTAGGTCATTAATAACCATCCGATAACTCCTACTAGTGTAGCAATTATTGCGCCGCCCCATGTTATAATTTGATCATTTCTGCGTTGAGTCATAGCTGCAATCATATCATGTACTTCACGAATAACGCCTTCCAAGCCTGTGATTTTCTCTTCCACAGTTTCTAATTTTTGCTCCATAAACTTATACCGTTCTGCACACAATTCAACATGTGTTTCTAAGTTCTTCTTTTCTATTGCAGTGGTTTCAACCATTGTGTATCCTGTTGTTATTGTTTATTTATTTTACAACGCCTGAAAAAAGGTGTTAGCCTGTTTGCCTGTTGTTATCAAATAAGGAGTAAAAAATAATTCTTTATCTGTCTCGGTTAGTCCTACTATCATTGGCACGTGGTTACAATCATCTTTTACCAGTCCCAGTTGATCGCCGTCTTTATAAAAAATATCTGTTTTGTCTGTTTCGAAAGTAAAAGTCCAATATAGATTATCATCATCTTTTGCTGTAAACACATATGGCCCATTTATATTAAGTGGTTGGCATCGTAAGCTCAAACATTGTAGTAATGTTTCCCAGTTACGTTGCTGATTACGTTGAAAATTCCATTCTTCTTCGGGTAAATTTCCTCGACGATAGTTTTTTACATTTGTTGCTGTGCAGTCAAACATTGTGCTAACTTGAATTCTTTGTATCATACTTTAGCCTGTAGTATACTTCAACACGATCAATCAGTTCTTTTAGTTCTGCATCAGTGCTTGCAAGTCTTAATATATTTCTCCACATATAAAGCCTTTGGGATTCCTGTAAAACACTTTCTGGATCTCCTTGAACCAATTGTCTACATTGTTCGCCAACTTCTCTACGATAAATTGTTTTACCACTGTCTGGTGATTCAAAAATATATTTTGTCATTGCAAGGTATTTAAGCCATAAAAAAAGCCCTGGAATAAATCCAAGGCTTATAACTTCGACGAAGTTTAGATTAGCTAGTAGCTAGCTTGAAGCCTACGTCTGTAGAACTATTTAGCTGGAAGCCAGTGTATGTGATGTTTGCAGTGCTTAGTAGTGTAGCTGCTGTGTACTTACCAGCTGGGTAAAGAGCTAGTGAGATCTGAGTAGCGTCTACTTGGTATGCTGCAACTGTAGCACCGTTGTTTTGAATAGCGTCGATTACGTCTGAAACGTACTCGCTTACGCCTTGCTCGCCTGCAACTGATGTGTTTGCAGTAACTTGCATAAAGTCAAGTGCTGGACCAGCTGGGTGAACAACTGTTCCTGCTGTAGCTGTAGCTGCAGCAATCTTACCGTCTGCTGTGTCTAGTGCCATTACTGGTTGCACATCACCGTTTGATCTTGTAAATGAAGCCATTTTATTCTCCTAAATAATGGTTGGACTACTTGTCCTACTTTTATTTATGATTTGACTTAAAAATAAAAGAGGTTAGTCTAACAACCGAGAAAGATGCATGTAAAAGTCACTTTGCATACCTCGTTCTCTCATTTGCATTAGCAGTCTTCTAACAGCAGTTTTTTGGTCACCTGGAGCAAGATTTTTCCAGTTAGATATTTGGCGTCTAAGTTCTATTAGTTGCCCAGGTAATTGTTTAAATTTTCGCTGTAGCATCATCATCATATAACTGAAATCATTATTGTTAAAATCTTGTCTTGCAATAGCCAGCAAGTTTCTGCGTAGTCGCAATTCAGGTATATTGATCTTGTGATCAGTTGTTAGTATATGGCTGTATTGGTCTTGTTTGATTATTAGTGTAATAAGATTATACAAATCAGGCTGACTGGTTCTAAATCCATCAAAATGCTGTTGCTTCATGATAGTTTCAGCATATTTGGCAGCTAAATTAGGCTTTTCATTTGCAAAAATCTGTAGTGCAAGTAGATGTTCAAACAACCTTTCCGCAATGTAATTAACATCGCGTCCTTCTAGTTGTCCTAACCGCTTGTACAATCTACTTTCATTGAGTTCTTGCAGAAAATTCATCACAGTTCCGGATTATTCTTTGCAAAGTTTGCTTGACTAAATCTCATACGGTCTACAAACTTAAGGTCACTGCCTACATAGCCTTCGTGTCCAGGCTCGTCGTCGATGCTTGCTTCAATTTCGTGTGCGCCTTTGTCTAATTGCCTAATCAGATCATTTTTTATAGCACTGATTAATAAAAAGCTCTGTACTAATGCTGTTGTACCTTGAGGATTTTGCTTCATCCATTCGAGCATTCGTGGTGCTTGTGTTGGCACTTTGCCTTCAATCCAAGGCACAAAATCTTTGATCATGTTATTGTAGTTGCCAGCACGAACTTTGGTATTAATGTATTGCTTGAACAGTTTAGGGAAACTGCTAATACGTCTGTCACGCAACTCACCAGGGTTGAACAGTGTATCAATCTGTGAACCGTATTGGCTTTTAATACTTTTAAGTTTTGCAACTTGATCTTGATTTAGATTAACTACTGGGGTGCTGTCCTTGATGTTTTGGTTTGCTACAAACAATTCAGGAACATCTGTTGAAAATGCTCCTTCAATTGGCTCAACATCAGCGCCCGGCTCGGCAATTTTACTATGAATTACAATACCAAACTTTGCTTTGCTGATTTGTTTGCCAAGATCGCTGTTGGCATCCACACTGTACTTCACAGTGTTAGGCTCAAATTCAATTTTATCACCTTGTTTAACAGCAGGCTTCTGTGGATGAAATAATAAATCCGCTTGCAAATAACCTTTAAGGTTCTTGGGTGTTGCACGTTCTAACACTGGCCAAAGTAGTGCATACAAGCCAGCTAGTTCTTCTCTACCGCCACCTTTGCGTTGTGCTAGTACATCGGCCATTTGCTCTGGACTGGTTGCTAATCCAACACCACCCGACTTAAGAAATCCGCCTTTGTCAGTGAGCACAAACTCACCATCAGGATTGCGTCCAAATATGATTGCTGGTTTGCCGTCCCACTTTACTGTTGCTGTTGTGGGTTGTTTTGCTGTACGCTCTAGTCCTTGTAATGCAGTGTCTATACCTGCACTGCCACGATCAAACACTAGGTCTTCTGGATGTTCAATACGCACACCTTCCTCCAGGATCTCAGCTTCAACAATAACCTGCATGCCCTGATTAACAACTCTGTCTCTCAGTCTAGCTAACCAGTGTACACTATTTGAGTCCTCTGTGTCAACCGTTTCTTCAAGAACAATGCCTTGTTTTGCAGCATAGTCACGGAAGTCTGCTATTTTTTGTTCACGTTTAGGATCGTCAGCGAGTGCCTTCATAATCTTTTCAACACTGCCTAACGGTGTTCTGTCTGTGGCACCCGGAATGAATAGTTTTGCAACTTCGTCTGGATTGTCAGTGACCAGTTCGTTGGTATTTCTATCAACCAGTCCGACATTTTGATTGATTTTGTAACCCATGCTTTTTGCAATACTTGCTAACAGTATAGCTCGTGTTACACCTTTGAAGTTACTGTCGTGATCTTGTGTTAGGTACCATTTCTGAAAGTCAGGTTTTTGTAAAAACATAAAGTCAGTTTGCACATAACCTTTGTCTGGACGTCCTGCAATTGGCGTTTTGAGATGAATATTGATGCCGGTTGCAGACACCCATTCCTTAGGCTCTAGTCCATGACTGGTTGCCCACTGTTCTAGTTTGGCTCTGAACTGTGCTTTGTCTACTTGTTTAGCATCAACTGCTAGATCCAAGTCGCCCGATGTTGGTGCTACGCCTGTGCTACCCAACATGTTGTCAAGCAGTGATAATCCAGTAAGTTGCTCTAACCATGCCACAGTGGGCTTGACATCGGTTTGATTGATGCGCTGGGTAGCAGGACTGCCGTCTTTGTTTTTAAATTCGTTTCCGCCTTCGTTTAAAATCATTGTCCTAACATCTGATTAAGTGCTTCTTGGTCTTGTCTTAACAACGGTCCATTACTGTCATTCCATTTAGTCCCGTCCCATTTTATTTCACCATATTTTTCAGTGTTTAACACACTGTTGGGTTTTAATTTAAGATTGACTTTGTTAGCTTTAAATTTTGGAGTTCCAGTTTTTTTAGCAGCTATTGCGTTGACAACTAAGTTTAAGAAGTTTGTGTCTATTGCATTAGGATTGTCTCTGCCAGATACAATTTGCTTTATTGCACTAGCAACATTGCCTTTGATCAAACTATTGGCATTTTGTAGAACTTCTTTGGGTAACAACACCTTTTCAATAAAGGATCTCAATAGATTTTCATATTCATTGTTGTTGAGTTCTGTGCCGGTGTCGCCCTGGGATTGTCTTGCACGAATTTGATTGGCCACCATGCCGTTGAAATTTTGAAGCATCCCTTGTGCTATTTTACGAACCTGAGAATTGTTTTTAAGCGCATTTACGTTGGCAGCAGATCCGCCTGGAATACTAGTCAATTCATCGTCTTGTTCTATTAAAAATTCATTTGCTCTCATCTACTCTTCTCACTGATCTTGCAAACTTGTCAGGGTCTCGTAGGCGAATAGCATTCAGTAGCTTTCGTTGAAGATTTTCTGCACTCTCGGCATCATATAATTCTTCAATTTGTTCTAGTAAACGCACAGCACTAGCAATAACATTGTTAGCACGACTTTCTACAATATATCTGCGTTCACTTTTTTCAGCATGACGAGTGTTATAAATGCTGTCTAATTCTTCAAGAATACTACGAGTCTTTTTTTGCATTTTTAGATTTCTCTTATAGGAATATTTATCGGTAAAAGTCTAATTTATTTTGCTTTAAGACCAGCAAGCATTTGCTTGAGTTTAGTGCTTTCTACATTTGCCACAGGTGCTGGGCCTTCGTCGTCGTTGTCATTATTATTTGTTACCATGTTGCTCTTGGCTTTGATAGTATCATACATGCTCGATCCTGCACCTGTGATAGCACCTTGTCCTGCATAGTCCTCGCCCAGGTCACGAATACGCAAACTCTCCATATCAAACTCCAAGTCTACTTTTTGTCCTACACCCGAACTTGAACGTGTTTTCATTGCTTGGATTTGATACCTACCGCGTTCTTTCATAGCACGACTTGTAAAAATACCAAACACGTTGTCTGCTGTGTTGATCTTGGAGATACCGCCTGCAATGTGGCTGTGATCAAATTCAATTTCTTCTACAGCACTACGATTCAACTGCGATGCAGTAACAAACAAGATATTCATTTCCCTGGCCAAGTTACGCAGTTCTTCCGACACATACTTGTCTTTGATAAACTGATCATTTGGGCTAACCTTTGCACTCACTGGCATCAATAAGTCCAAGTAGTCGACACACATAAAGTCAATCTTGCGTCCAGTTTTGATTTGTAGTTCTTTACAGAAAGCACGAATATCGTTTACGTTGCTCTGTGCTGGCATGTACTTAATCTGCAGGTTACCTGCTTTCTTTTTCATCATCTTGATTTTCATTTCCACAGTGTCAAGATCTTTAAACAATTGTTTAGCGGCTGTATTAGTCAACATACTGTCAATACGCATAGCAGTCAAGCCTTCGCTCAATTCCAGTGTAATATACACACCGTTGAGTCCTGCTTCCATCCAGTTTACAGCCAAGTTCTGCATGAACAAACTCTTACCAGATCCTGATCCGCCTGCAAAGATTTGCAGTTCACCTCTGTTGAATCCACCATACAGCAGTTTGTCTAGCGCAGGCCAACCTGTTGAATTCTGTCCATTGTTGTCTTTAAGCGCACTCAATCGAGCTCGTGGATCTTCAAAGTAGTCTGTGCCCAAGTCCTTTGTAAGTGAAATCTGCACTGCATCTTTGATCAGTTTTTCCACCGGATCATACTGACCTTTTTCCAGCATGTCTGCACTTTTGAGAATAGCACGTTCTAGTTCTTTGCGTTTTGTAAATCCTTCAAACTCTTGCATGCACCAATCCAGGTGCCCTTCGTTTAGTTCTGGGATCTCTTGTAGTTTTACACCTGTAACAGCACTTACTTGTTCTTTGCTGGGCAGTGTTTTGTGTTCATTTGTGTGGTCATAGATAAACTTTGCTGCTTCCTGCAAGTGTCGTTCAAAGTTGTCACTGTTGAATATGTTCTGTACACGCAAGAATGTCTGTGCATCCTGCATCATGATTTCTAAAAACAATTGTTGTACTTCAGGTGAATAATCTTTCATGTGTTTATTATACTATCCAATTTGGGTTTAATCGATCTTTCAAAATATCTTTTATTGCCATCTGGTCCGTGATGTCCGGTCCATCCGTGCTCAACATAATCAATAGGTTTATGTACCTGATAGTTTATACTGTAGTATGTATCATCGAAAACAATACATCGAGGATGCTGTATTATTTTTTCAAGTACAAATTCATTGGGACCCCACCAATTATGCTTCATCAACGGTTTACTAAGATTACAAACAAGATAATTAGCATTTTTGCTATCCAGCCATTGGGTAAGCAAAAATATCTCTCGTAACACTTGGGTTTCTACCCAACTTCTATCTTGGTGTATAACCAAAAATTTATCTTGTCCAAAAAAAGGTTCGCTTACTAATCCTCTATGACATTCCATAGTGGTTGGGTGTTGATCCCAGTCAGGTAGGTTGAAAAAACAACTAGGATATTCTGTATCTTGATCATTATCAAAAATAGTTATTCTTTCCAAAGGTGGTATGCCAATTATAAACCAATCATCTTTCCAATCATAAAAATATTGATTTTGACTACCAATTAATAACTGACACACAGTATCAAAACTGTTACCATTTTTACTAACATTTAAAATATCGTCCACCTGCAATTGTTCAGCAGCTAATCCCCAAAAACTTTGTTGTGCATTCACACAATAATTCGGCGCTGTATAGCTATCACCATAAACATACAATCTAGACATTTATTTT